TTTCCTCAACAGGCTCATCTAGCCTTACTTTTGCATTTTGCCTAGCCTTTAGTTTAGCTTCCATTTCTTTATCTGCTTTTGTAGCCATTTTTTTCTCCTAAGATATAGTCGTCACTTTACGACGATTGTTCATAACTTTACCACACCCTCTAGCTATGAATCCATTCTTTTTATTTGACTTATTTTGTACACGTGCAACGTCTCCTGTTGCCATCGAAACTCTTGCTTTCTTGGTATTTGCTACTACAGTTTTGCCTTTTGCACCAGCAGATTTCTTTTTACGAGCTGTTTTTGCACGTTCTGCTTTTGTTAGACTTTGGGCTTTAGCTTTTGGCAAACACCTATCTGGATTCTTTTTGTTTTTGCTTGTTCCACACGGTCCCTTGATAGAACCATCTGATCCAATCCTAACCCAGTTTTGTTCTCTCCACTGTTTTAGTTGGCCCATTATCTCATCCTATCGGACATAACTCTGCCCTGACCTCTTACGTTAAAAACTAATCCACCGCCTGCTTTTTTAACTCGTTTTTTATTTTTAGAGCCTTTTGCATAGTTTGGATCTTTACAATATTTAGATGCAGCCATGTTTGCATACGCAGAAGGATATGTATCAAAAGTACGCTTTGCCCAAGCTTTTCCTTCTGGACAAATCTTACCGCCGCTTTTTGCTTTCTTTGCCATTATTTCTTCTTACCTTTTGTTTTCTTTCTGTTTGTGCTTTTAGGTTTTTTCTTTTTGGCACCTGTGACTAACTTCTTTAAAACATTTGATTGTTTTTTGTGCATCCTAGATGCTTTGTTAAGTTCTTTGGATACTTTGCTAATTTTTTTTAACATCTCCATTGTCTCCTTGACCAATAATTTGCTTTAGTCCTATCGTCGCCTAGATTTTTACTTCTAGCACAATAGGCTTTACGTTTTTTTGGATTGTTAGGATGTGCGCCTAGATTCGGATCACCGAAGGTCACACGTTTGATTTTTCCAGAAGCGGGTACTCTTACAAAAACCTCTCTAGTTTTTTTACCAAACCCAGGAGAACCTTTTGAGATTCTCCTTGGTTTATTTAGAGTTACAGTTTTGCCTCTGTACTCAGCCATTTTTAAGCGTGGAAAGCAGTAAGGTTAGTAAAAGTGCTACGTGTGTACTGAACATATATTCCACTTTCAAACAGCAAGCCGTTATCTGGTACCGTAATATCTCTAGTTACAGTAGCGCTTGAAACACTACCTAGTTTGAACACACTTGTTCCAATTGGGGAAGTTGTTAAAAAATCCAAAGTTCCACCTGTAGCAGAACAAACCATATTGATACCTTGCAATCTACTCCTGCCTGCAAAGACAACGTCAGCAGCAGAATTGTTAATTCCCGCTGAAACATTACCTGCTGGGTTACCAACTGCTGATATTCCAGTTACTGTTTTAAAGTATTTACTTCCAGTAGCAGTTCCATCATTAGCACCCGTTATGGATTCTGTTTGAGCATCACCGTTAACATCTGTGCCAGTAACAGTAAATGACTTTGCTGAGTCATCTCCAGCAGAAAGAATAGTGACTATTCTTCCTGAATCAAAGGTACAAGAACCACCAGAGGCTAAAGCACCACCTATAACAAGTGCTGCATTATTTCCTACCGCGGCTGCTACTGATATTCCATCAGCATCTAAAGCCTGAGTGTCTGCGGTAATAAATACCGCATTTACATCAGAGCCAGTCATACGACCTGCCATAATTTACTCCTATCTTTCGCAGATTACATTTATGTAATCAATTGTCATAGTTTTTGCTGCTGCTTCACCGTTTTGAATACCAAAAGATACAGTTAATTCTTCATCATCTGGTAAGTTAGTGTTCACTATACCTACTGGTGTAGCAGAACCTATAAAATAAGATACTTGAGAAGTGTTTGGATCTATAAAGAAACCAACATTAACAAATGTATCGTCAGCTAAAGTAGTAACTGCTGCTGTAGTAGTGTCAGTACCGTCTTTTTCTATATGAAAATCTAGGTTTGTATCCCCATCATCTTTCATAAAATAAACACCATCTGAAACAGCAAGAGGTGTTGTATCGGTTATTTGTAAGCCCATTACAACATCAGATTGTGTTGCATCACTTACTTTGAATCTAGCCTCAAAAAAAGCTCTTTTACTGCTGCTTAGTTTGAATGACTCACCTTTTAATTGTAAAAAGTCTAAATCATTATCACCCGCTGCGTTAGTGAGCAAAAGTTGACCGCCTGCTCCAGAAGTCAAAGCTTCTGTAGCTGAACCTGTACCAGCTTCAGTTGTAGTGATTGTGAAATCGCCAGAAGCGTAAGTCATAAAATCATTTGAGTATTGATAAAACAACGAACTGGACGGGTTTACCAAGAACATAGGAAGATCCTTCTTATGTTTGGTGGACTCGCTGTTACCAGCGTTAAGTATTAAGTTTTGGAAATGTGGATTAGCCATCTTGAACTCCTTATATTTGTATTAATGGAAACCGTAAACGGCCCTCATCAAGCTAATTAATTTTAAACCAATTTTAGTTTACACATATAAAAACAATCAGGCAAGAAAAAGGGATGCCGAAACATCCCTTCCTCCTAGTAGTCGGGTGACGGTGACTACTAAGCCATTAAGCTCCCTGAGAACCGAATACAGCTCTAAAGTTAGAGAATCCAAAAGAATATCTCTCTCTAGCTTTGTATCTCATATTACCAGTATCAAAATCACCTTCTAACGCTGTAGAAAGTGGTGATCTTTCAAAGTGCTTGAATCCATCAGGACAATCTGTCTTGATGAAGAAAGCATCTGTGTCAGTTAAGTAGTGATTAACTACATAACCGTCAGGTAACATTCCCATGTTTCTGATTGCATTAACATCGTTGTCAGATGTTCCTACTCTCCCTGGGGATTGTAAGAGTCTGTCAGCGACGAATTGAAGTTGAGGTGGAACGATTAGTTTCATTCCTCTCAAAGCAATAGTCAAACCTCTGTCATCAGTAAATGTTGATATTGAAATCAAAGCATCTTCTAATGAAGTTTCATTAAGGTCAGCCATAGTAGTTGCTCTGTTAGCAAGAGTACCACCGCCACTCATGGCGTGATCTGTAGCTATCAGTGTACTACCGTCGCCTCCTGTTGCAGAGAACGCATTGTTCAATACAGCAGCAGCCTTAATTTGTTTGGTATTTGCCATTGATCTAGCTAACGCCTTAGTGTATCTAGCACCAAGTCTGTCATATAGATTATCTTCAACAGCTTCTTCTGTTAATGCAAAAGCCAAAGCAACTGTTTCGTGTGTGTAACGTGAAGTATAGCCTTCAGAAGCATTATCAAACCTAATGCCTGTTCCTTCTGCTTTTACTTCTGCGTTTCCGAAACCTGAAATTAGAACTTCTTCTTCAAACGCTCTGTCAGAAGTTTCCGTATCAAAAATTTCAGCATGTTCAGCTTCATACCTGGAGTATTCCAACCCAAAAAGGGCGTTCAATCCAGGCTCTAGTTCTTTCGCTAATTGCGCTCTATTAATTGCCATTATTAAACTCCCGTTACTGTGGTATAGAAATGCTCGTTAATATATACGATTGCGTTTATATTAGCTGATCCAGTTGTACTATTTGAAGGGTCAGTAGAGAATCCTACGATTCTGAACTGAGCTGTAGTTGCTGCTGTGGTAGAAGAAATTTCTGCCGCAGACATACCAGTTTTTGTAGAGCCAGCAGTGTAGGCCAACTCGACGTTGTTACCTATAGCTGTTTGCGCTAAAGAACCAGTGCATTGTACTTCAAATAATGTATCAGGATCATCTTCAACAAAAGCAACAATATCAGATGATGCAGTAGTAGTTGGGAAGTGTGATGAAAAAATCACCTCTCCTGAACTATTTGTAAATTTACATCCTCTGAATATTCCCAATAAAGTTGTTGCCGCACCAGCTACTAAAATAGTACCAGTGTTCAACATCTTAACTGGGTCGCCTGAAAAAATGTCTCCAGTTGCGCCCGTAGCAATTGAATATTCAGTGACACCGCCGTTTGCGACGCCGCCACCTTTTTTGCCTACTGAACGAAACCCGAAAGGTGCATCTTTATTTGCCATAATAAGTTTTCCTTATTCAGTTATTTAATTTAATTACAGTGATAATCACTCACGATTACCACCACCAAAAGTTACGCTTGTTTTTCTCTCTGGTTTTAAAATCGGAGAGCTTGGATCTGATTCCTGCATTAGATCATGGTCAATTGCATCTTGTTGCAATTGTGCGCGATTAGAAAAGTAGGCGTTTCTTTCATTTCGCGTTTCAGTAGGAATCTTGGCCAAAAGCAAACCACCCACGGAAACTACTCCTGAGTGTCTTCCATCGTCAAGCGTGGGAATCTCGAAGCCATCTAACTCTTCGGCTCTAACAAGGTCGAAACCTTCTCTAAGCCTAGCAGTTACATTTTTTCTATCTTCCTGTCCAACGATTTCAGCTCTTATCCACCTGTATTCATATCCTTCAGGTGGCTCTGGAGTGTCCAACATTTGGGGGCGACGCCAAGGTTTGCGAGCAGTATCTTTTGCTCGAGTTTCAGCAGAACGTGATGTTCTGTTTTCAGTAGATGCTTGCACATCTGTTGATTCGTTTTGTTCTATTTCGTTTGTCATTTGCTTACCTCTTTATATGTTTTGCATATTCTTGTAACGGTACATTCAAACGACGTGCCATTTCGACTTCACTCTTAGTGAGTTTTACTTGCCGTTTGCGTCCAGAGCTTTCGCTTCTACCTGCGGGTGCTACAGTTTGTTGCATTTTACCGCTAGTTTCTGCCTCTCCTCCACCACTAAACTTATGTGGAAATTCAGCTCTTATACGTTTATCAATCTCAGTATAGTATGTTGGATCATCAGTATCAAATCCTTCCTCTTCTACAAGTCTTCTATGTATGTTAAAAGCTACTAGTGTCATAGCTTCATCTTCACCAAACCACTCATTTTTGCCAGCCCAATCTTCTGCTGCTGGATCTGGTTGTGGTGCTGCTTGAGGTTGTTGTAAACCTTGAGATATTTGTGGAGTTTGTACCTGTTGATACTCTGTTGTAGGTTCAATAGACAATCTACCATTAGCTATTTTACTTTCCTCAACAGTAATCTTGTCGAGAATATCTTGAGCTTTGGTAACTTTGTCCCAATCTTGATCTTGGTAAGCAGATTTTAAAACCGCGTTAGCTTGCGCTCTTTGGGCTTTTAATCTATTTTCAGCTTCAGATTGGTAATTTTCAGCATATTGGGTTGTATTTTGCTTCAGGACTTGGTTTTCTGCCTGTAGATTTTTTGCGTACTCGTATGCTGATTCAGCTGCGCGTTCTTGTTCGCGCATTTTTTTTGTTAAGGTTTTGATCCTTTTCTGAACATTTTTAGAGTAATCCTCTAATTCGTCTTGTTCCTGATCTGCTTTTGTTTCTTCTACAGAAACATCCTCTATAGGAGCTGCAACTTGTTCAGATTGTGAATCTTGCTCAACTTCATCTAATTCTACGACTTCGGTAGGTTCTTGTTCCTCAGTCTGTATTGCTTCATTTTCTTGCATGATAATTCCTCATGTTAGACACTAACTATATCGTCAGGGTCTTCTATAATTGCAATGACTTCGTCATCGTTAATAATACGGCACTCTGCATCGTCACCAAGCTTGAACCTGGCTCCTGCATATCTACCAATTAATACCCATTGTTTTTCTTGGCACCATGGGGTATCGCCAAATTTGTTCTGATCTGCATAACAAAGAGGTCCCATCTTAACTACGTAGGCAACTACAGTAGCTAATGATTCTCTTTGAACGGTTTCTTTTGCTAGAACAATACCACCTTTAGTTACTGCTTTACCTTTGTAGGGCAATATCAATAACCGCCAACCTGTCGGTTGAGGCATACGTTCTAAATAGGATTTATCTAATAGTGTAGGATCTAGGACACGGTCATCGGATTTGACGTATGCTTGATCTAATTCTGTTTTTTCCTCTTCTGGTTGCGACTTTTCAGCTTCAACCTCCCTTGCGATATGATCAGGTACC